TTTCATTTTCTATAGTTTTTTAATTTATACTTACTCATATCATTTTTTATATAGGTTCTTACTTGATAAGTATATTCCTCTGTTACTCTTTTAAATTTATTACCAATTTCTAACTTACCACTATACTTAAAATAGTTATCCAAATCTATAGTATTTTTTTTATATAACTTTTCTAGGTATAGTTTCTCCTTATACTCATCTATCATAGTAAACTCTTTGCCTTTTGCCATTCATCTATCTGTGCATCTAATTTAGAAGTTCCTGCTTTCTTTGGTTTATCCCACTTAGCAGAATTTTTCGCCCAACGATCAAGTCGCAACTTAACATCAAAGGTAGCTTGTTTCTGATACCTCATCTTAGCATTTAATCTATCAGAACTTTTCTCTGTCCAGTAATTAATAAAGTCTAATTTCATTTCTTCAGAAAAATCTAAAACCATAACATCATTTAAAAATTTTTCTTTTATAGATATATTATTATTTAATGTTATTTCTTTATTATTATTAATAGTTGTTGATTTACTTAATAACTTGTTGTTAAGAAACTTCACAACTTGTTCTTCATTTATCTTAAAGTGTTGTTTAGCAGGTACTCCAATACGTTTAGTTTCTATTATATTATGCTCTTTAAGTGTTTTAATAGCTTTTCTCTGTTGGTATGGAGTTAGTGTAGTATCTTTCTGTATGTTAGCTTCTGTATTAAAAAACCAACCATTAGTCATTCCATTATTAATAAAGTATTCTTCTTTACTTATAAGATCAGCTAGTAAGACTGTTTCTTTTAAACCTATGTTCTTAGCTAATGTTTTGTTTACTACTAAAAATGCAGTACTACTTAATAATTCTTTCATATTGTTATAATGTCTATAGAGTAATCATACTCTTTTAATGCTTTATTTATTATTTCAGTATTATTGTCTATTTGTAAATAAGTTGTAGGTAGTTTATATATTGCTTTACCACTTTTAATTTTAAGTTTTATATCAGGATCAGTAGAAATTTTTACTCCTGCATTTATTAAAAATTCACAAAGTTCATCTCTATCATTAAAAACAAATTTAATACTTTCAGATTTATCAAAAGCTGCATACACTTTATTAAAAATATCTCTATATTTTTTTATAGATGAATAATTATGTTTATGCATTTTATAATAATACAATATAGAAGTCCTATCTTTTTTTATTACATCTGCAATAGTATCAGGATGTATTCCTATATTTTTTATTGCTATTACACTAGCTATCATTCTTGAATGAACTAACTCTTGTTTTCTAATTTTATAAGATAAAGAACCTTGTTGCAACCCTACTGTATGAGTAGTAAGGTCGCAAATGGTTTCAAATTTTTCTCTATCTGTCATATTAAAAAGGTAAATCATCAGGAGTTGTACCTGCAAACTTATCGTTAAAAGCCTTAGATACCTGATCTACTTTGTTTTGTACATCATAATTATCACAAAGCCAATTATCATAAAAATACTTTGCATTTTTAAGTACAACTTCAGGAGTACATTGATTATCAAATTCAACTGCACCTTTAAATGCTACTGCTCTTGCTATTGAATTATTTACATTTACATCTTGTTTAGGACTTGATTGATTAAAAGAATCAGGTTTCATATATACAGGTTTTACTTTAGGAAACTTACCATCTATATATTCATAATCAGTTTTACTTCCTATGTTAAATTTGTCTTGATCTTTATTCTTTGAAGAATATTCTCCTACATCTCCATTTTCAAATCCAATTTCGAATTTATACATCAATCCATATTTACCCTCCCAAGTTCCATTTGGTTGAATACTTTTTACTATACTATTTTTCATATTTATTTATTTTATTATTAATAATTGATTATTGTTTTCTTTATATGCTTCTAACATATCATCTGTAAGGTTTAAAGAATATGTACCAGTAATATTATCTACTGTATCATCTGCACATCTTTGTCTTACAGTTCCTATCATAACAACAGAGTTTGTACCTCTTTGTATATCTGCAAATTTAGAAGATAATTTTTCTAATACAGAGTGAGTTCCTACTGTTGCTATCCAACCTTTATAATATACTAATTTAGCTTCTACCTTAGTATTATCATAGGTTAATAGTCTTTCTTGTCTTTCTCTTTTGTGTTGCTTTTGCATTTCAACTAATTGTTCTTTAGTTGGTAGTGTAGGTATATCCATAATTATATTTTGTCTAATAAACCACCCAACATTAATAAACCTACTGATCCTATACTTACGATTATAAAAGCTATTATATTTTTTAATATATTTTTAAATCTTTTACTTACTAATCTTAACTTACGTTTTTCTAATACCATTTGTTTTTGTTTTAAAATTTACACAAATATACAATTAATTAACTTGATAATTAACAAGGTAATTAAATAAGTTATTAACAATTAGAATGCTAATATATGTAAGTTATTGATTTTTAGTAGATTAGAAGTAGTGTACTAATCTTGCAATCTGTCCTGATTCTTTTGAATGTATAAAACCTTCTACTGCTTTTAGAACTCCAGTAAAACCTTTTCTGCTATGCCAACTATCTGTACCACTAGGAGAACGCATATATTCTACAGTAACACCTATAAAATCTTTTGCATCTCTCCACTTGTATTTAATTTTGTGATGTAAATGATGTAAATACCAGTATCTATATTTAGTATCTGACCAATCATTAGGTCTTTCATTAGCCATAAGCATAGGAAGATTATCCATTTTTGCACCATCTCCATGTTCTAAACCTATCAAGTTTGATCCGTACTTATAATACTTTCTATGTGCTACTGATATATCAAATGTAACATCTTTAGCATTTCTAAACCAAGACTTTAATGCGTGTGCTAAGTGAAACCCTGACTGATAATCGTGGTTAGACATTGAGTGAACAACATCAACTGGTGCAACCTCTCTAAGTATCTCTACGCATTTAACATATAAGTCTAAAGCTAATTCAAAGTGTTGCCACCATTTACCATTAACATCTTGCCTTGTACCTGCTGTAGTTTGATTATATACGTTGTCAATGTGTAATATATCGTTACCTACGCAAAATAATACTCTGTCTATACTAAACCCTTTAGACTTGCTTAAAAGCCCTGTAACACCCTCTAAAACTCTTTTACAAGCAATCTCGCTATTATACTCATCTCCAGTTTCTAATGCTACTGCAAGTTTACCTATATGAATGTCAGCAGGATTTATAACTAATAAGTGTTCTCCCTTAGTTCTTTTAATTGTTGGGTATGTTGGTGCATGGTTATCTATTAAGTTTTTAATATCTTCAAGCAATTCGTTTTGCTCTACACCATAATTTTCTTTTGTAACTATAGAAAACCTTAGTTCTCCTGACATACTTTGCCAATGCTTAACACTAACAATGTCTTTTTTAGATATACCTCTATCTTTTATATGTAGATCAAGAGCAGTATTACCATTTATGTTATCTAAGTTTTGCCCTCTGAACTCATTGATTAACTCAACTTCTTCAGAGGACAGTCTTAGTCGTTTCCCTTGTGAGGACAATTTATTTTGCTTCTTTACCAAAGTCTTGAAGTCCAGTAACACCTAGTAGTGCTAAGATTGACCAAAAGATTTCGCTAACGTGTATTTCATCTACTCCTAAACTTCTCGCTATAAATGGTACTATAATTGCTGCTAATGTGTACCATACTTTTTTTGATTTTAACATTGTTAAGATTAAATAATTTTTCATTTTATTTTTTATTAATTGATAATTTAATATTCTCGCCACCTAATTTAAGTATTTCACTTATTAATAAATCCATAGCATCTTTTGAATTACTAACAAAGTCTTGTTCATTATGCGTTCCTACTAGAATACAACCTAACGTATCTTTAGCAGTATTACCTCTATGAAACAGTATATAACTTCTATTAGGTACTTCTTGTACTAAAAGATGTAAGTAATCTCTTGTAGCACTCTCTCTAGCTAAACGTAACCTAACATCATAAGTACCCTCAGGTATGCAACTTATGTTACGTTCATTGTTTATATATGGATTCTCTAAAGTATCACATACATATTCTTTGTTAAGATACAACCTACCTATAGTAGATTTATCAGTACATATCATACGAACAAGTTTAAGATTTACCTTGTCCTCTTGATTGTTTTTTAAAAGCATTTTGGGATTTGGAAGCATTTTTTGAGTGTACTCCTTTACGTTTAGTGCGTGTTTTTTTTACTACTGTGTATATTTTATTTTTTGCCATTCTTCTTTTTTTGACTATACCACTTGTCTATAGTATAAGCTATTGATACCACTAGCAGAATAATCTTTAATGCTAATTCTATATTAGAAAATGTTGTTACACTTAGGACTGTTCCGTTTACTGCTGCAACCTCTAGAGTGTCCTGTACTGTTTTTTGTATTGGCATTTTTTAAATATGATTTTAATTTTGTCTTATTAACTTCCTTTACTTTATATCTTTTTTTCATTATGTTAGATCAGGAGTTAAGAAATCTCTTAGTGTTATCTTGTTACCTTGTCCTTGTGGTCTTTCTAAATTCATTCCTAAATATGAAAACCCATTACTATCAGGAGATACATCTGCACCTGAGTTTGTATTGTATTCAGGAAACTGACTTATATTGTTTTTAATAAAGTCAATCATTCTCTCTATAAAATATTCTCCTGTGTTAAGTATCTCACTTCTTATGTGTTGTGATTCAGCAGTAGTTAAAGCTACTCCAGTTTCAGAAGTTTTAGAGTATATATTTCCTGCTTCTATTTTAAATCGTAAAAAAGGTATAGCCATATACAAAGCCATATTAGGTAGATAATCTCCTATATAGTCGTTTAGTAATTCTTTGTAGTATTCATTACCTGCACTACTTACTGTACCTGCTGTTATTAAGTCTTTTAGCTTTTGCGTTAGCTTTGTACCTAACTTAGTTTCACAGTACAATCTTTGTGCTTGTCGTACATACGGAAGTAGTAGTGAACTATCTACTGAACCATATATACTTGTACTGTCTACTAATTTCTGTTCTGATATAAATAAAACGTATGCCATATTATCTCTTTTTTACAAATCCGTTATTCTTCATTCTCTTAGGTGCTATAGCTACTCTTTTATCGTTTTTCTTAGCAGTAAACCCCTCTGATCTAGCTTTTGTATATCCTACTAAATCTGCATCTTTAATCTTTGTACTTACAGATATACCTAGTTCAGTTCTATATATTTGTCTTAGCCAAAAGTGATGACAATTACCACCTCCTTTATATAAGAATATATCGTAAGTATCTGCACCTCCTTTACCCCAACCTGCATTTACTCTCTTAGTAGACATTCTTTCTATATCTTCCTTTCTATATAGTTTTTTAGCAGCTATCATCTTTTCGCAAAAATCTCTTTTTTTACCTGACTTTCTAGTTAAGAAGTTATCTTGTGCATATACATATCTTACTCTGTAGTAATCGTATGTCTTTTTAGATATACCATCTTGCTCTGATTTACTATCAGGTCTAGCAACTCCAGTAGTAGCTAACTCTATCTTCTCAGCAGCTATCTGATTTAGTTCTTCTTCAAAGTCAAAGTCTGCGTGTTCTCCATCTACTACTTCTTCATCTATTAGTTCCCAACCCTCAGGTATATCCTCAACAGTTTCTAAGAAAGCATCTAACTCAGTTTTAGCTTTTATAGGTACACAGTTAGGTACTTTTCTACCATCTTTAATTTTATGTCCTATAGGTTCATATCCTGCTGTGCAAGGATTAGGAGTTATCATATCTACATCTTCATAACAACTCTTGTCGCACTCTTTTTTCTTACCACAATCACAATCTTTTAAATTAATTAATTGATCGTGGTTTGCACACGGCATAAAGTATTCTTTACCATCTTGCGTATGTATGTGATGCCCACTACAACCTAATCTTTCAGCTTCAGCTTCTGCTTCTTCTATAGTGTCAAATAAAGGTAACTCTTTACCATCAGAAACTATTGTACCTACTTTTTCTAAGTTATAGTTGTCATCCTCTGCCGTTAGTTCTTCTTCTGCTAGAGGTTTAAGACCTAGTTCTGCTCTTATTTCATCTTGTGTCATTACCTCTTTCATATCCTCTATTGTAAACTTAGAAGTAATTGGTTTAGCTTGTACAAAAGATATAGGTAAGTTCATACCATTAACCTCAAATATTTTAGATAATGTTTTTAATATGTGTTTTTGGTAAGGTACAACTACTGTATTTAAGTATATCTCAAATGCTGCGTTCATTTCATCAACATTAGAACCTAGCCCTGTATCGTTTTTAATACCCATAAGCATAGGAGAAGTAACTCTATGACCTGTAAGTATGTTTTGTACTAAAAGTTCCTGTAAAGCTAAGTATTGCTTGTCTGCGTCTGCTACAGATATAGGTGTTATGTCTGGC